CAGACGCGGCGAGCGCGCCGTGCGCGACACTCTCCGACGTGGCCTACACCGAGGCGCAACTGACGGCCTACATCACCGCACTTGAAACGGCGCTGTCGCGCGGCGAACTACGGGTGACGTTCTCGGATCGCGCCGTGGAATACCGATCCATCGACGAGCTCACGAAGGCGATCGCGTACTTCGAACAAAAGCTGAGAGAACTCGCCGGTCGGCCAAAGCAGAGCCTCGGCGTCGCTGCGAAAGGATTCTGACGATGAAGCGCTGGCTGTTTCTGTTCTTCGCGATCCTGCTGTTCGCGGTGCGCCCCGCCTCTGCGGCTGACACGTTGACGAGCGCGGTGTGCGCGGCTGGCACGACGTCGAGCGCGGGATGCTCCGTCATCACCGTGAGCGGATTCGGCACGGTCGGGATTCAGATTACCGGCACGTTCTCAGGCACGCTCGCCTTCGAAGCGACGAACGACGACACGACGTGGGTCGTGGTCAGTGCGTACAAGTCGACGGATCCGACGACGGCGGTCACGACGACGACGACGACGGGCCTGTACTCGATTCCGGTCTCTGGTATCAAGCGGGTCCGCGTGCGGTTCTCGGCGCACTCTTCTGGGTCGGCCGTCGTGTCGAATATCCGATCCGATGCGCGCCTTTGGTCCCCTGGAGGTGGATCCGGGAACCCTTTTGACCAAGACCTGAACACGACAGACACGCCGACGTTCGACGGAGTGTTGACAAGTTCAGGCTTCGCGCCTGCGTATGTCCTCGTGAATCCGAGCGGCAATAACAACAGCGTCGCGTACGTCGGCAAGCCAGGCGTCTCTGAATTCTCGATCCGCTATCGAAACACGGATTCGACGGCTACGCAGACGGTGGCGGTGAACGGGACCAACATCATCGTCACGCTCGATACCAACGGGGCCGGTACGCAAGCCACGGCGTCCCTCGGGTCTGGTGCCGATGGCACGATCGCGATTGCGATCACGCCGGAGGGCGGCGTCGGCACCGACGGAAATGGCTACGTGTTCGAGGTGGTGACGACCGCCACGCCGAACGCAGCGCTGGCGACCTCTTACGATGAGATGGCGTTCACGCTGACGATCACGTTGGGGAATGGAGCGGGCGGAACACCGGACGCGGCGAAGAACACCGCGGCACTCGTCGCCGCAGCCATCAACGCCGCGAATCTCGATCCAGTGCTGACCTGGTGGACGGCGACGGCGAGCGGTACGGGCGCCAGCCCGTTGACCGGAGCCGAGGACGACACGACAGCCGGCGGAGTGAACAACGCCGTGGTTACGACCGCAAGCGACGTGATCACGTTGATCAACAACGATGTCTCGGCTAGTGCGATCGTGGTGGCTTCAGCATCGGGCACGGTAAGCGGCGTCCTCGCGCAGTTCCCGGCGCCGTTTACTTTTCCCATTCCGACCTATAGCGACACGGCAATGGATGGCGGCGTGCTGGTTGGACCCACGGACGGCCTCGCGGTTGTGTGGATCGACTTGTTCCAGCCCTTCAACGCCGGAACGCCGATGCAGCTTGTTGTGTCCCTTGAAGACGACTTTCCGAACATCACCATGATCGGGAGTCATGGGACGTTGGGCAACCCGGCGCTGACGTGGGCGAACAGTAACGGATCGCTCGCGGCGCCGACCGCCGTCGTGGACGGTGACTATCTCGGTCAGGTACTCGTGGCTGGTTATACCGGATCGTCATGGAAGTATGGCGACGTGTCGGCGGGCGTGCTCGCAGCTATAGTCGATGGATCTGTCGTAGACGGCTCGCCCGTCCCGGTGCGACTGCATGTGAACGGGGGCGTGGTCGTTCGTCCGCTCAGTTTGACGCTCGCTGATGGGTTGGCGATCCGCACAAACCCCAACGACGGCCACACCTATAAATTCTCGGTCTACGACGTCAACACCGGACCGGCCTATGTGGACTGGGCGACCATCACGGCCGGCAATACGCCGAGCGTCGCGATTGCGGCGCCGGCTGGCGGGACGACGCTCACGATCAGCGGTCTCGATCTCACGACGGCTGTCGCGCCGGCCTCGAGCGGGACGCGGTTTCTGTGTATCAGTACGACAGGCGTGGTCACGTCCTCGGCGTCGGCGTGCTCGGGCACATGATGCACGGTCCCATGAATCGCTGGGTCTATGGTTTCATGCTGGCGATCGGCATCGCGCTGCCGCCGTCTCAAGTGGCGTTCATGCAGGCGCAGGAGAAGCCGCGCCTGTCTGACGCCTCCGCGCTCGTGGCGAACGCGCTCCGCGATCTCGGTCGCTGCGAGGCGCAGCTTCCGGCCCTGCGGGAGTTGCAAGCCGCGCGCGTCGATGGCTCGCTCGTGGATCTCGACACGGTCAAGCGCCGGATCGAATCGGCGAATCCGGATCTCATGCTGAACCCGCAGACGTTCAAGCTCTCACCGAAGGCGGAGAAAGACTAGCCATGCCGCCCTTTGTCACCATGCCGCGTCGTTCCTCGCGTGCGCGAGGGGTGAAGGGGAAGCGCCTGCCGGCGGTCAAGAACGCCACGACGGCCACGTCCGGTGCGGCCTACGAAGCCGGCGCGCAGACGCGGCGGACGCTGAACTGGCGCGCGCCGGCGATCGGGCCGAACGCCGCCACGCTGCCAACGCTGCCGACGGTTCGCGCGCGTGCTCGAGACGCCGTCCGCAATGACGGGAACGCCAAGGCGATCATCGATCGGCTCGTGACGAACCTCGTCGGAGACGGCATCAAGCCCTTCTCGCTCGCGCCGGATCCGGCCTTCGTCAAGGCGGTGCATCAACTCTGGTTCCGGTGGACGGACGAAACTGACGCCGACGGCCTGCTGTCATGGGATGGGCAACTCGGGCAAGCGACGCGGGGCTGGCTTGAGGGCGGGGAGGTATTCCTGCGGCTCCGCCCGCGGCGGCCCGAGGACGGCCTCGCGGTGCCGCTGCAGGTGCAGGTGCTCGAACCGGAACTCTGCCCGCTCTGGTACACCATGCGCCTCGCGAACGGGAACCGGATCCGGGCTGGCATTCAACTCAACGCCATCGGCAAGCGGACCGCGTATCACATGTATCGCGAGCACCCGGGCGATTTTCAGGACACGGTCGATGCTGCACTCCTGAAAGAGATTCCCGCTGACCAGATCATCCACCTCTTCGATCCGCTGCGTCCCGGCCAGATGCGCGGCTTGCCGCACCTGCACGCCTCGCTTGTGCCGCTTCATGAGCTCGACAAGTTCACCGACGCGACGCTCCTGAAGCAGCAACTCCAGAATATGTTCGTCGCCTTCCTGACGCGGACGGGTGTCGGGGATGCGAGCCTGCACCCGCTGACCGGTGAAGCGCTCTCATCCTCGACGGCGACGGAGAAGCCGACGCTCTCGCTTGAGCCGGGGACGTTTCAGGAACTCGACCTCGGCGAGGACGTGAAGTTCTCCGATCCGCCTGACGTGCAGAGCGGGTACGCGGACTTCACGAAGGCGCAACTGCGCGCCGCCTGCACGGCTGCCGGTGTGCCGTACGAAGTCGTCACCGGCGACCTGTCTGGCCTCAACGATCGGATCGTGCGCGTCATCCTCCACGAATTTCGCCGACGGTTGCAGGCGACGCAGCACCAGATCCTCGCGTATCAGGTGTGTCGTCGGGTCTGGCGGGCCTGGTTCGATCGCGCCGTGCTGTCGGGCGCGCTGCCGATGCCGCCCGGCTACGGCACGCCCGCCGGTGAGCCGTACTTGCGCGTCAAGTGGAGTCCGCAGAGTTGGCCGTACCTGCACCCGGTGCAGGACGTGGAAGCCTCCGTCGCGGCCATCCGTGCGGGGTTTACCTCGCGCAGCCAAGTCGTCGCGGAGCAGGGCGAGGACGCCGAGCAGATCGACAACGAGCAGGCGCGCGACAACGAGCGCGCGGACGAGTCCGGGCTGCGCTACGACTCCGACGGGCGACAAGCGAAGACGCCGAAGAACAGCACCGACGAATCGGCGGCCGCGAGCGCCGAACCGGCCGAGCCTCAACCGGCGCAGAACACCGCCGAGCCTCTGCGCGCCGAGGACATCGCGACGCTCGTGCATCTGGAACTGGAGAGCGTGCGGCAGGAACTCGCCGACATTCGGTCGGCACCGACCGGGCCGGTCGTCAGTTTCGGTCGGCCCGCCATGCGGAAACGCGTCGAGTACGACGCGAGCGGCGCGATCGTCGCGCTGGTGGAAGAGCCCGTCAACCCCGCTGACGGTGACGCCCTGCGCGTGGACATCCCGGCCGTGGCCGGCGGATAGGAGCGGCCGATGCTCGTCGTCCCGAACCAAGGCGAAGCGCTGCTCCTGGAGGCGGCCGTCGGTAAGACCACTGCGACCGCGTGGACGTTGCGCCTCTTCACGAACAACCACACACCCAGCAGTGCGGATACCGAGGCGGACTATACCGAGGCGGTCGATGGCGGCTACGCGGCGATTGCGCTAAACGCGGCGAACTGGACGACGACGCCTGGCGCCCCGTCGGTGACGGTCCAGCCGCGATCTACGGCTACTTCGTGACCGACGCGTCCGGGGCGCTCGTGTATGCCGAACGGATGGCGTCGGCCTTCCTGCCCACGAATCCGGGTGACACCGTGAAGGTCACGGCGCGGCTGACGCTCGGCAGCCTCTCCGGTGACTGATGCCGTTCGATCCTCGGCAAAACTTTAGCTACGGCACAGTCGCAATACCACCGTCGCCAGCCGCTTCCGGGCTCTCGCTCGAACTTGAAGCCGGCGAGGGCTCGGATTTCCCAGATCCTGGAGCGCAGGGTTACTGGTGCATCGTCTGTCCTGCTGATGAGCGTCCGCGGCGCGCGACGGCCGAGAAGGTGCGCGTCACGGGACTGGCCGGCGATACGTTCACGATCACGCGCGAGTCGGGCTTCGAGCGCTCGATTCTCGCGGGTGATCAGTTCTTCGCGGCGATCGTCGATGAAGTGCTGACGGCGACCGAAGATGCGACCGAGGTGGCGGAGAGCAAGGGCACGAGCGCCGGCGCCGCAGCCTCCACCGCAGATAGTAAAGCCGGGTCCGTGTCGCTGCTCACCTCGACGGCGGACTCGAAAGGGGCCAGCGCTGGGACGCTTGCGGTCGCCGATTCGTCTGCAGCGTCGACGGCTGATGCGAAGGCGGAGAGCGCATCGACACGGGCCTCCGTCGCTGATTCGAAAGCGGTCAGCGACAGTCTGACGACGAGCACGGCCGACAGCAAGGGCGAGTCCGCTGGTACGCGCGCGAGTGTCGCCGACAGCAAGGCCGTCTCTGATTCGCTGCTGACATCGACCGCGCAATCGTCGGCAGACATCGCGGACTCGAAAGCCGTCAGCGCTGGGACACGCGCGAGCGTGGCGGATTCCAAGGCTGTCTCCGATTCGTTGACGACGTCGACGGCCGATTCGAAAGGGGAGTCCGCCTCAACGCGCGCCTCGACGGCAGACTCAAAGGCGGTCAGCGTCTCTCTGCTCACCTCGACGGCGCAGTCTGCGGCAGACATCGCCGATTCAAAGGCGGTCAGTGCCGGCACGAGGGCCAGCGTCGCCGACTCGAAAGCGGTCTCTGATTCGCTGACGACGTCCACGGCTGACAGTAAGGGCGAGTCGGGTTCGACGCGCGCGTCCGTGGCGGATTCGAAAGCTGTGTCGGTGTCGCTGCTCACCTCTACGGCGGACAGTAAAGCCGTCTCAGTCTCGCTGCTCACGTCGACGGCGGACAGTAAGGCCGTGAGCGCCAGCAAAGGGACGCCACTGCGGACGACCGTGGTCTCTGCGACCGGCACGTACACCGTTGGTGCGAACGCGACCGTGCTGATCATGGAAGCGATCGGCGCTGGCGGCGGTGGCGGTGGCGCGGATGGCGCGACGAACTCTGGCGCGATGGGAGGCGGCGGCGGCTCGGGCGGCTACTGCCGGAAGATCATCACGTCGCCAGCGGCGTCGTATTCGGTCGGCATCGGCGCGGCGGGATCGGCTGGAGCCTCGAACGCAGGGACCGGAGGGACGGGCGGATCGACGCTTGTCTCTACCGTGATGTCGGCGGCTGGCGGTATCGGTGGCGTCGGCATGGCTCCAGGCACGGGCGTGCTCGTCGCAGCCGGCGGGGCTGGTGCTGCGGCTGGTGGCGGTGGCGACATCAACTTACCAGGATCGCCAGGTCAGCCTGGTATTCGTTTGTCCGCAACGGTCGGATGGGGCGGCGCCGGCGCACCCTCGCAGAAGGGTGGCGGGGCGGTCGGATTGACGACGGCCGCGGCAGGAACCGCAGGCACCGCGAACACCGGCGATGGCGGAGGCTGGGCCAACACGCAAGGCAATACCGATCGAATCGGCGGCGCGGGCGGTTCTGGCGTGGTGATCGTGACGGAATTCCGGTGAAGGTCGCCCACTGGGCGCTGGCCGTCAACTCCGGCATGGGACGCGCCGCGGCGTCGATCTGTCACGCGGAGCGGGCGGCTGGCCTCGAGAGCTTCCTCGTCGATTGTCAGGACGCGAGCGTCGCGCACCAACTCGACGACGCCGACGTGCACGTCATTCACACTCACGCGCCGGATCATGTGCTGTATCTCAACAAGCCGATCGTCTGGGTCGCGCACGGGACGCCTGAAGTGATGTTTCACAGCGGGTACGAGCAGGGCGTCGTCAACGGCAGTTATGGTCACGGCGACGCCTGGATGCTCGCGCAGTTCTACCTGCAGCACGCCGATGCCACCGTCACCTTCTGGCCGCGGCATCAGCATATCTGGTCGAGCCTGTCGGACAAGCGCACGCGCGTCGTCTGCGTGCCGCTCGGCGTTGAGCCGGAGTTATGGTCGCCGCAGGAATCGCGGGGGCGATACGCAGGCTCGCCGGCCGTGCTCACCGCGGAGAACTGCTACGAAATCAAGTGGCCGCTCGACCTGTTCATCGCGTGGCCGTGGGTGACAGCCACGGAGGGTTTACATGGGGCACGCCTGCACGCGCTCTATATCCCGAAGGACCAGCATCGCTGGTGGTTCCCGCTCGTCAATCGGAACGGCTGTAGTTACCACGCGCACATCGGGCCGCAGGTGTTCGACAACACGCAACTGCGGAATGCGTTCTGCTCGTGCGACTTCTACATCGGCCTCGTGCGGTATGGTGACTTTAACCGCCTAACTTTGGAGGCGCGCGCGTGCGGCATCCCGGTGATCAGTTACGCGGGCAATCCCTACGCGAACTACTGGATCACTGAGGGCGATCAACGGACGATCGCCGAGGAGCTGCGCGAGATTCTGTTGCACCGTCGCGAGCCTCGCGCCGCGGAGGCGCCACCGACGATCGCCGACACTGCCGCGGCGATGCGGGCCGTGTATGAGAGTCTATGAACTTCATTGATCCGACCGCACGCCTCGGGGCTGGCACCGTCGTCTGGCATTTCGCTGTCGTCCTCGCCGACGTCGTGACCGGGTCACGCTGCTCGATCGGGTCGCATGTGGAGATCGGCCGCGGGACACAAATCGGCGACGAGACGCGGATCGGAAATGGTGTTTTCCTGCCGCCGAACAGCCGGATCGGCGCGCGGGTGTTCATCGGCCCCGGCGTGGTCTGCACCGATGACAAGTTTCCGCGCGTCAACAATTCAGAGTACGACGCCAGGCCGCCGCAGATTGAGGACGACGCGACCATCGGCGCCGGGGCGGTTCTGCTGCCAGGCATCCGGATCGGCGCGCGTGCCTTTGTTGCCGCTGGGGCGATCGTGA